GAGAGCCGCGGACGGTGCAGGCCAAACCGGTGGAGAGTGGATCGTCCATCAAGCTGGGAGCGTGGGTGCTGATCGCGCTGTTGCTGATGGGGACAATGCCCGTGACGGGATGCACGCAAAACCAGATCACGCAAACGGAGAATTTCGTCAATGTGGTGCTACAGGCGGCCAGCAACTTTGAGACAGTGCTCCAACCTGGGAGCGCAGTGGCTTTGGCGTTGCCGGGCGCGATCGCTGGATTGAAAGCGGCTGAGGCTAACTTTGCAGCGGGGACCGGCACAGAGACGTTGATTGCGAATGCGGCTCTCGCGGTCGAAGAGGTGATTGCTGGCGTTGATCCGAACTCTAAGGCGGCTCTATTGGCTGCGTTGCTGACAACTGCTTTGGATGGGCTGCTCGCTATACTTCCGACTCCGGCAGTCTCGCTAAGGGCTGGCAATGGCATCACGCGGACTTATAACTACCACGGCCAGGATGGACGCGGGAATAAGGTGCGGATTGCGCGCTCATTTAGTATTGCGCATCCGCTGGGCAATCCTGCGCAGGATTTCACGCGAGCATGGAATAGGGCAGCTAAGAAGGCAGCACTGCCGCTGGTTGGCCTGAAATAACGAGATAACCCAACGGAGAGCCGGAGAAGCGGAGTAAGCGAAGAACCGGCGTTGTAGAAGGCGGCGCTGAGTAGCGAAAGCGAAAGGCGCCGCTTGTGTTTGCGGGAGTAGGCGAATGGCTTGGAAGTATGAGCAACAGACGGGCAGACTGACCAATCCATCGGGCAACTTCGTAGGGCTCGGTTACTCGGGGCGTGGCGAAGGGCTGAATAACCCGGCCATGCAGCAGGTCAAGGATGTGGGGCCGATCCCGCGCGGTAAGTGGAGCATTGGTAGATTCGTCGATGATCTCGGTGGCAAGGGGATGATCGTGGCGCATCTGACGCCAGCGCCAGAGACTGAGACGTATGGACGCGCGGGTTTCATGGTGCATGGCGACAACAAGGCCGCCAATCATACGGCGAGCGAAGGTTGCATTGTGCTTTGGCGTTTGCTCCGAGAGATGATGATGGCTAGCAATGATCGCGTACTGATCGTGGTGGCGTAATGCCGACCGCGTCCAAGACGCCATGCAAGGGGTGTGGGCGGGCGACTCAAGGAAGGCTATGCGATGTGTGCCGCGAGAAGGGGTTAGGCCGGGAGCAGCGGCTAACGGCGGCAAAGCGTGGGTACGACTGGACGTGGAAAAGATTCCGCCGCGCGTATTTGGATATGCACCCGCTATGCGTAGATTGCCAGGCGCATGGCCGGGTGAACCTGGCAAGGCATGTGCATCACAAAGCCAGGCTGAAAGAGCATCCAGAACTCAAATATGTGGAGTCGAACTTGCTTGGGCTCTGCGAGAGCCACCATGATGCACGCACAGCCCTTGGCGAGTAAGGGACTGCGAGCCCATGAGGGGATATGGGGGTCAAAAGTATTTGAACCATGGCCACCTAGACCGTGTCCAAGACTTCTTTACGCGTCCACAAAATGAAAGTTTTGGCCAAAAACTGTGAGATTTACAGCTAGTTCGATTCGTGCTCTCAGACACGCATCAGCGGCGCAGCAATCCCCATAGAGAGCATCTGGGAGTAAGGAATATCCCGCGAAGGTATGCAAATGGCTGGTAGGCCTCCCAAACCGACGGAGTTGTTGTTGCTGACGGGCGCTGGGCGTAAGAACCCCAAGCGCATGAAAGCGCGGCAGAATGAGCCGGCCCCTCCCAGCCCTGACATCGGGGGGCCTCCAACTGCATGGCTGATCTTCCACCCGGACATCGGCTACCAGCGTGCTGAAAAGCTCCGGGCGTTATGGGATGAGCATGTCAAAGTCTGGCCCTGGTTGACGATCTCTGATCGCGACGCCTTGGCCGACTACTGCGAGCTGATGTACGAGAAGTCAAAGCGCAAGCTCAGCGGCGCTGAATGGTCGGCTCTTCGCGGGACGCGTACCGAGCTGGGAGGCACGGGCAGCGGCCGCGCAAAGCTGGGCATTCGCAATACGCCGGGAGTCTCGCAGCCCTCCAAGGCCGCCGATCCGCGCAGTGAGTTTCTCTCCCGTAAATATGGATAATTGATGCCCCGAGCCCGCTCGATAGCCGAAAAGTACATTGCAGATGTGCTTCGCGGCCGCATCCCGACATCAAAACTTGTGCGTCTGCAGATCGAGCGGCATGTCCGCGACCTAAAGGAGGGTAAAGCCCGCGGCCTCAGGTTCGATCGCCAGGCCGCGCAGCATGTCATCGATTATTTTCCGCTTTTCTGCTGCGGGGTTGACGGTGATTACTATGAAGTTCCGATCGTCCTCGATCCACCCTGGCAGGCGCTGTTGTGGATCCTGTACGGATGGAAGCGCAAGAATGACAAGGGAAAATGGGTTCGGCGTTTCAAGGTCGCGTACAGCGAGATGGGCGCCGGCAACCTGAAATCCCTGATTCTCTCGTGCCTTTGCCTGTACGAGCTGCATGCCTTTGGCGTTCCTGGCGCCCAGGTTTACGCCGCGGCCACGGATCGCAAAACGGCGCGTCGTATTTTCGACACGGCCGCCACGATGGCCATGGTATCGGACTATCTGCGCGAGCGCTTGCTGATCGGCAAAGAGAACATATGCGATCTGAGCACGCGCAGCAAGTTCGAGCCGTGCGCGGCCGAAGACCAGAATCTGCAGGGCTTGCGGCCATCGTTCGTGTGCATTGACGAGCTGCATGCCCACCCCAACGATGGCGTGTGGAATGCTTTTTATACGCGCCTCGGCAAATGCAGTCAGCCGTTGATGTTTGCCATCACCAACAGCGGTTATGACCGCAATACGGTCTGCTACAAGCAGCGCGAGTACTCGGAAAAGGTGCTACAGGGGATCGTCCCGGATGACTCCTGGTTTGCGTGGATTTGCGGCGTCGATGACGAGGGGAAAAGCGATTTCGACTGGGAGGATGAAACTAACTGGGGCAAGGCCAACCCCTGCTTAGGTACAGCGGTCAAGCTCGACGATCTCCGCCAGCAGGCCGTAAAGGCCAAACAGGATCCCAGCGCGCTCAATGCGTTTCTGCGCTTCCGGCTCTGCATCTGGACGACGAAATTCTCTCTCTGGATGCCGATGGACAAGTGGGATGCCTGCAACTTGGCCATTGAGTATGATCTGCTCAAAGGGCGGCGTTGTTTTGGAGGACTTGATCTTTCGACCACAACGGATATTTCCGCTTTTGTTCTGCTCTTTGAGCCCACCGAGGAGGATCCGCATTGGCATGTTTTGCCGTTCTTCTTTTTGCCGCGGGATAACATTCCTTTCCGTGTCCGCCGTGACCGGGTTCCGTACGACGTGTGGGAGCGCCAGGGGCTCTTCGAGCTTACTGATGGCAATATCATCGATTACCGCTTCATTCGTGCCCGTATCAACGCCCTGCGCGAGGATTTCGACATTGCTGAAATTGCTTTTGATCGCTGGAATTCGACTGAAATCGTAACTCAACTTCAGGAAGAAAATGGCTTTGAGATGGTCGAAATTGGCCAGGGCTTTGCCAGCATGAATGCTCCCACCAAGCGACTCCTGGAGTTGGTGCTCTGTGGCGAATTGGCGCACGGCGGTAACCCGGTTCTGCGCTGGATGGCTTCCAACGTCATTGTCAAAATGGACCCCGCCGGCAACGTCAAGCCGGACAAGGGCAAATCGCGAGAAAAAATCGATGGAATTGTCGCGCTCATCATGGCTATTTCGCGTGTGATGGTGGCCAGCGATTCAACTCCCGGCGTCTTCTTCGCCTAACTGAACCTTTGGATAGCGCATGCCGATTTTTGAAGCATTATCGAAGTTTATTGACGAGGTCCGCGATCCGGGGCTTGCCTCGCTGGAACTGCGCGGCGATTCGCTTGAAAATCCCGCTGTGCCGCTTTCCAGCCCTGCGAACTGGCAGTGGCTTATGGGCGGCGAACCGACAGCCTCTGGAGAGATGGTCAACGAAAATAATGCTCTTCAGATCGTCACCGTTTATGCGTGTGTCACTTTTATCGCGCAGGCGATTGCCTCATTGCCGCTGGAGATGTGGGAGCGAATACCCACCGGCCGTCAAAAGGCGGTTGACTCTTACATTTTTTATCTCATGGCCACTGAGCCTAATCCGGAGATGTCGGCATTTACTTTTAAGGAGACGCTTTTCGGTTGCACGGCGCTCACCGGCAATGGATACGCGCAGATCGAGCGCAACGCAGTTGGCCAGCCAGTCGCGTTCTGGCCGCTTCACCCGCATAAAACCAGGCCGGTGCGCCTGCCCGATAATCGTCTGGCCTACCAAACATCGGATGGCGAGAAATTCGGCAAGACGCGCCTTGTTATGCCGGCAGATATGCTGCACATTCCACTGTTTTCGCTCGATGGTATTTGCGGAT